CCAGCTTTTCGTAGCTTGTCTACGATAGGCCAAAGCTGCTGGAGATTGAGATATTCGGGTGACTTTTCATCATATTCATTAATCAGAGAATTTAAGCTTCTGACAGTTGATCTGCCAACAGCATATCTTGAAAAAGATTTGCATATCGCTCCTAACTCGGAGCGGCTGTTGACATCCCAAACTGAACCAAGGCTCCTCATATTCAGGTAATTATCAAGTGATTGATCATTTTTCGTTAATATGGCCACCGCTCGTAAGAGTTTCGGTGGGTCGTTACGACCTGGCCTATGGTAATAACCAAGGCCTCCAAATTCACGTCCTAAATATACGGGAAGTCCTAGCTTTCTACATAAATCGATGAATGACCTGTTATGAATAAAAGGTAATCGGCGAAGAACCGGGACTTTTTGTTTAAAGTACTCATCGGATATGCAGAAAGCTATTTGAGAAGCTGAAGCTGTTCCTCGAGTCCACTCTACAGGTATTTCTTTCTCCCTAGGGAGACGAGAAGCAAATAATTTAGGAGCAAAGCACTTAAGCTTTGGTACGGGAATCAGTTTAAACTGATCTCCTTCCTTAATGAAGAACAACTCGGTAAAAGTAGCAAATTCCATTGATATGGAATTTACACCTGGAGACGGCTCGGCACCGGAACAGATAAGGATTTCTAAAAAGGAATCCAACTCTGATTTGATACCAGAACTAGCGCAATCATCACCACAAAAGATAGTGTAAGGAATCATGAAGGAAACTTCTATCGGTTGTGTCGCCACAACCTCCCTCCAATGCTTGTTAGAAATAGACGCTGCACGAGCAGTATCTCGACAAAACCTGTTATACAGGTTCAGAACTAACTAGCTAATGGGAGTTCCCATCATGATCCCTCGCACTGACTGTAACTGAAAATTCTTGTCTAACCCCATGGCCTTCCACTCACGGAAGGTGATAATCCAGTCCGGGACGGCGACTTGTTCAAGGAACGAGAACAAGCGAAAAGCCATCGGTTCAACGATGGCCATACCGTCCACAAGACCAGAGATAAGCTCTTTACAGAGCCCACGATCAAATGTGTCAGTTGCCTGACTCAAATCAAGGGATAAGCAAGGATCAGGACTACCAGATATTATCTTCACAATAGCTCCGGTTTTCTCATGTTTTATGTTTAAAACACAGTTTCGATCTTTTTCAAAGATCTTCATGAGACCGGTTCGTAAGCAGTGTTGTAAAACAACAATGCACGAGTGGGATAATGTGATAGTCCTGGATTTCCCTCCTGCGTCGTCGACAGCGTCTGCAATGCAGACCCTTCCTTTCTGAGTCAAAGAAAGCTCCAATTGAGGGAGCTCTTTTTCTTCCTTGTATAAAGAAAGAAATTCCAACTCAGAATTATTCGACGAAAACAGGTCATTC